TTGAGCGAAGAATCATTAAGCGTTGAACAACTTGCTTTTGAAGCAGAACGCTCAAAAAGTTTGACCATTATTGCGCGTACAATCGTGGATAATGCACGTTTAGTCCTTGATGCACAAACACGCATCAATGACATTCCAGAGCGCAAAGAATTACCTGCTATTTTAAAATGAACAGCGGACGGTTTCAAAAAGGGTTTACGCCTTGGAACAAAGGCGTTAAAAAATCAACTGGTGAATCAAAAACTCGATTTCAAAAAGGAAATGAAACATGGAACACTCGGCCATTAGGCGATGAGCATGTTGATAATGATGGGTATATTCGTGTTAAAGTGGCTGAAACAGGAACAAAAAAAGAACGTTGGAAATTAAAGCATCGTTTGATTTATGCACAACACCATGGCGAAATATCACCAAGCATAATTATTCGGTTTTATGATAACGACAAACAAAATTTTAATATTGAAAATTTATATGCGGTAACAAAAGGCGAAAACGCTGTTTTAAACCGTTTAAAATTTGCTAATGAACCAATTGAATTAAAGCCGACAATACTGGCAATGGTTAGAATGTGCTTAAAAGCTAAAATACCTTATAGATTTTCCGCACAGTAGGGGGAAATATGGAAAAAAAGGCAGGAAATAGGGGCGTAGGTCGCGTCAAAGGCGTGCCTAATAAAGTTACCAAAGAATTAAAAGAGATGATTCTAGGGGCGTTAGATGATGCAGGAGGGCAATCTTATTTAGCTCGGCAAGCTGATGAAAACCCAACGGCATTTTTAACGTTGGTTGGTAAAGTGTTGCCGATGGCAATTAAAGCAGAATCAACAATAACGGCTGGTTATTCGTTTAATGTAGTCCGCGCGTCACGCGATGATAACAAGACAGATTAAATTACATTTAACCCAACCACAAGAGGACTTCATTTTCAGTGAAGCAATCCACCCTGCAATGGTGGCAGGATATGGCGCGGGGAAATCACAAGCCGCTGTCATTAGACTGGCTTTGCTTGCACTTAAATACGATGGCTTATCGTTTGGGTTTGTTGAGCCTACTTATGATCTTATTAGGTTGATTGCTTTCCCGCGCTTTCAAGAAATACTCGATGAATGGGGCGTAAAATATAATCTTAATAAAGCCGATGCTATTATCAAACTCGAAAACAATTCGCAGATTATTTTTAGATCAGCAGACAACCCAGAGCGTTTAGTTGGGTTCCAGTTAGCCGATGCGGTAATCGATGAAGCCGACACGTTGCGTGTTGACCAAGCCAAACTGGTTTGGACTAAAATGCTTGGACGGATTAGAGAGCGCAAACCAGATAATTCGCCTAACACGCTTGCAGCGGTATCAACACCAGAAGGCTTTGCTTTTATGTACGAAATGTGGGGCAAAGAACAGCGCGAAGGATACGAGCTGATAAAAGCACCCACATCAAGCAACCCCTATTTGCCCGATGGCTATATCAAGCAACTTGAAGCAACCTACAGCAGTGCGCAATTATCCGCATATCTCGATGGTAATTTTGTTAATTTAAATGCAGGTAGTGTTTATAATGAATTTGACAGAAAACTTAATGCAAGCCATGAAAGCATTATGCCTGATGACGTACTCCATTGCGGAGTCGATTATAATGTTACTAATATGTCCGCTGTTATTCATGTTATTCGTGGCGATATTCCTCACGCAGTTTTTGAATTTACTGGTGTGTTTGATACACCAACGCTATCAAAAATATTAAAAGAAAAATATCCCACACATAGAATTTTAATCTATCCAGACGCCAGTGGTAATGCTAGAAAGTCAAACAACGCCAGCGAAAGTGACCACAGCATCATGAGAGCATACGGTTTGCAAGTATTAGTAAATTCAAGAAACCCATTTGTAAAAGATCGCGTATTATCATTTAATAAAATGATTAACAATCAAGGAGAGCGAAAATACTTTGTTAATCCTCAGTATTGCCCAATATTAGTGGAGTCATTAGAAAAACAGGCTTATGATAAAAATGGAGAGCCAGACAAAAAAGGAGGATTTGATCATATTGTCGATGCCGCTGGCTATTTTATTGCGTACCGATACCCATTAGTGAATAATAGACCGCAATTTGCTGCGATAACTGGTATTTAAAACTTAAAATTATGTTATAATTACATTGTGCAAATAGGCTTAGCGGCTGAAAAGTAGATTCATTACCTATCTTTTGCACATCACCCTTGTAATGAATAATCCACTAATGAAGGATTCTCAAATGAAAGACACGCACAAATGCCCAAAATGTAAAATAGAAAAACCTATATTATCTTTTAATACTGACAAAAGTAAAAAAAGCGGTATTTCATCCAAGTGTAAAGAATGCCAAAAAATATATTGTGCTGAAAATAAAGAAAAAATTCTTAAAAAAAGAAATGAATGGCTAGATTCAAATAAAGAACATATATTAAATTATTCAAAAAATTACAGATTAAAAAATAATAAAAAAATTTTAGAATATGCAAAAAGTTACGCAAAAAAAAATAAAGAAGAAATAAAAAAAAGAAGAAAAAATTATGAAAATAACAATAAAAAAATTATTTGCTTAAGAAGAAAAGAAAGCAGAAAAAAATATAAAGAAAAAAGCAATGTGTCACAAAATAAATATTCAATAAAAAAAAGAAAGGAAAATCCAGCGTTTTCAATGGCATGCAGAATCGGTGGATTAATAAGAAAAGCACTACACAGAAATGGATATACTAAAAAATCGCGTACACATGAGATTATAGGATGTGATTTTAAATCATTTGCTAATCATATTGAATCTCAATTTATAGATGGCATGAGCTGGGAAAACCGTAGTGAATGGCACATTGATCATATTATTCCAGTATCAAGCGCAAAAGATGAAGATGAAATAATTTTATTAAATCACTACTTAAATTTACAGCCATTATGGGCAAGTGATAACTTAGCCAAAAGCTGTAAAATGCCGTCATTAGCCATTCAAAAAAAAATAAAATTATCTATAGCAAAAGAAAAAGGTTTAGAATCAACCTTATAATCAATATTTAAAGGCGTAAAATCATGAGCGTTGATACTAAACATTCTGAATATTTAGAACATTATGAGCAATGGGAGCGTTGCGAAAATATTATAAAGGGTCAAGACGAAATACACGAGGCAGGGGTTAAATATCTACCTAAGCTTAGTGGGCAAACTGACGCAGAATATTATGCTTATAAAAAAAGAGCAATGCTATATAACGCGACTGCTAGGACGGTTGATGGATTAACAGGTATGCTTTTTTTAACACCTCCAAAAATAACAGCACCATCATCATTAGATGACATTATCGCAAACATAACGATGAGCGGGTTATCGTTGCATCAATTCGCTGAAATGATAGCGGAAGAAATTGTTGTTATAGGCAAAGTAGGCGTTCTTGTTGATTATCCACCCATTGTTAATGCGGTAACACTTGCACAAGCACAGGCACAAGGCGCAAGACCTTACGCGACCATGTATGACGCAGAATCAATCATTAACTGGAAAACTGGACGTATTAACAACGTTGAACAGTTAACACTGGTGGTGCTTGAAGAAGAACACGAGATTGCAGTTGATGAGTTTGAATCTAAGTGTGAACCACAATGGCGCGTTTTAGATTTAGGCGATGGTGATATTTATCGTCAGCGTGTTTTCCGTAAAGACAAGCGCGGTGAGTTTATTTTAGTGGATGAAATTTACCCACAAATTAACGGCAAAGCATTAAACAAAATACCGTTTGAATTTTTTGGTGTCCGTGATAATTCACCATGTGTTGATAAACCGCCATTACTTGATCTTGTCGATGTTAATTTATCGCACTACAGAACCACTGCTGATTATGAACACGGTTTGCATTTTACTGGACTTCCAACACCTGTAGTCACTGGTTATTATTCAGACGATAAAAGCGCGTCACTTCGTATCGGTAGCGGCACAGCATGGTTACTGCCAGACTCACAATCAAAAGCTTTTTATCTTGAATTTACTGGTCAAGGCTTAGGCGAATTGCGCGAGGCATTGCG